GGATTAAAAAAAATAATAAATGGCATGGATATGATAGGTATTGTTTTGTAAAACCTATACCAACAGAAGAGAGTTATATTTATAAACCTTTTAGCAACGAACCATTAATGGCAGAAATGGCAATAATAAATAAAACCTTAAAAAACGAAGGCTTGAAAGTGGGAGATAAGGTTTGTTATAAGCCAAAACAAGAATATGAGTTTAACATAGACGGTGAAAAACTTTGGAGGATGTTTGACCACTCTATAACTTTAGTATTATGATAAGCACTCTATCTTTTTACAACGTCTTACCAAATCCTGATAAATATGTCGAGAACATTGAAAGCAATGGTTGGAAAGTAATTGACGCAGAGGCAGGAAAATTCAGAGGTATACAAGAAAGAAAAGAGGATGAACTGTCGGTATTGGTAAATGCTTTTTATCCGGACTATAATATAGAACTAAATTTTATTAGGAAGTCTCCATTAAATCAGGAAGAACCTCATTACATACATACCGATGAGATGCATGGAGATAAAACAGTTATATTATATTTAAACAAAACATATCCTGAAAATTATGGAACCACGTTATATGATGACAATGAAGTTCCTATTCTAGTAAACAAAGCACAATACAATAGTATTTTTATTTTTGACTCTAACATCAAACACTCAAGAAATATAAAAGAAAACTTTGGTTTTAAAAACGACGCTAGAATGGTTCAAGTAATGTTTTTAAAAAAGAAACATGAGTGATTTTTTAGATATGCTGAAAGAATATAATATTAATTTGGATGAGTTGAATCGTTATATTGATTCAAAAGAATTTGAATTGAAAGCAGGTCCTGTAGTAGATGATAATAATAAAAACTATAAATTAAAAAAATCAAACATAGAAGGCTTAGGAATTTTTGCTACTAGAAAAATTAAAAAAAAAGAGGTTATTGGCTATGGGAAAATTAACAACACAAGAACATTAGCAGGTCGGTATGTAAACCATTCTCTTAACAATAATGCTAAGTTTTATAGTTTTAGAGATAACGATAATATGATATTAATAGCTGAAAGAAAAATTTTAAAAGGAGAAGAAATAGTAACTAACTATAGACATCATACTTTTGTAAAAGAATATTATGAGTAAAGAAACTAAGTTAAAAATAATTGAAGCAGGTCATCAAGCAGTAGAGCAACTTATAAAGGTTGCTAAAGAGAAAATAATAAAACCTGACCCTGAAGATGATTTAGCCGCAGATAGATTAAAAAATGCTGCTGCAACAAAAAAACTTTGCATCTTTGATGCATTTGAGATTTTAAAAAAGATTGAAGAAGAAAAAGAAAATATAGAGTTGAGCAGTAGTAATAAAGTTGAAACAAAACAAGGGTTTGCTGAAAGAAGGTCAAAATAGCGATTTATATAAAGTTCTTATTGATTATATTCCTAAGAATGTAGTTACTAATAAAAACAGAAATAGGTCTTGGTTATATGGTTATAACTCTAAATATGATGTTATAGTTATATCAAAGACAGGTTTAATAGGAGATGTTATTAAAATTAATAATCTAACTATTGCATTACCTCTTGCACCTAAAAAGTGTCTTCAAAGACACAAAAACAAAGAGGAACAATATTGGGAGCGAAAAGAATTACCCAAAAGTTTAAATAGAATTAATTCTATTTTTCAATGGAACGAAATGCCCAAGACATTTAAGAATCTTTGGGTTGATTATATTGAACAAGAATTTGATTATAGAGAGTATGGTTATTGGTTTAAAAACAATGGAACACCCACCTACATTACAGGGGCTCACTATATGTATTTACAATGGACTCAAATAGATGTAGGCTATCCTGATTACAGAGAAGCAAATAGATTGTTGTATATTTTTTGGGAAGCGTGTAAGGCTGACAAAAGAAGTTTTGGAATGATATATTTAAAAATTAGACGTTCAGGATTTTCTTTTATGTCCTCATCTGAATGTGTGCATACCGGAACGTTAGCTAAAGATTCAAGAGTAGGTATATTATCTAAAACAGGTTCAGATGCCAAAAAAATGTTTACGGATAAGGTAGTTCCAATAAACAGTAGGTTGCCTTTCTTTTTTAGACCCATAATGGACGGAATGGATAAACCAAAAACAGAATTAGCATACAGAGTTCCTGCAGCTAAGATTACTAAAAAGAATATGTATGACATTGAACAGGATGAAATACAAGGCTTAGATACAACTATTGATTGGAAAAATACTGATGATAACTCTTATGATGGTGAAAAACTTTTATTGTTAGTTCACGATGAAAGTGGAAAATGGTTAAAACCAAACAACATATTAAACAATTGGAGAGTTACCAAGACTTGTTTACGATTAGGTAGTAAGATAATTGGAAAATGTATGATGGGTTCTACGTCTAATGCTTTAAATAAAGGAGGTAATAATTTCAAACAACTTTATTACGATTCAGATGTAACACAAAGAAATGCAAACGGTCAAACAAAAACAGGACTTTATAGTTTGTTTATACCTATGGAATGGAACATGGAAGGTTTTATTGACAGATATGGCAATCCGGTTTTTACAACCGAGACAATAGTAAGAGGTATAGATGAAGAGGATATACAAATGGGTGCTATAGATTATTGGGAGAATGAAGTAGAGTCTTTAAAAAAAGACCCTGATGCTTTAAATGAATATTACAGACAGTTCCCAAGAACTGAGTCACACGCTTTTCGAGATGAAAGCAAACAGTCTTTGTTTAATCTTACTAGACTATATCAACAAATTGATTACAACGATTCAATGTTATCTGAGCACTATATAACACAGGGAAGTTTTTCTTGGAAGAATGGTATAAAAGATTCTAAGGTTACATTTTCTCCTGATAAAAGGGGGAGGTTTAAGATTACGTGGGTTCCCAACTTAAATATTCAAAACAATGTAGTAAAAAAGAATGGTATTTTATATCCCGGTAATGAGCATATTGGAGCGTTTGGTTGTGATTCGTATGATATAAGCGGAACGGTTGGAGGTGTGGGGTCGAACGGAGCTTTACATGGATTGACTAAGTTTAGTATGGAAGAAGCTCCAACAAATGAGTTTTTTTTAGAATACATAGCAAGACCACAAACTGCAGAGATTTTTTTCGAAGATGTACTGATGGCTTGTGTGTTTTATGGTATGCCAATTCTTATAGAAAACAATAAACCTCGTTTGCTTTATCATTTTAAAAATAGAGGATATAGAGGGTTTTGCATGAATAGACCCGATAAAAAGTTTATAAAGTTGTCTAAAACTGAAAAAGAATTAGGAGGTATACCCAACTCAAGTGAGGATGTAAAACAAGCTCACGCTGCTGCTATTGAATCTTATATTGAAACCTTCGTTGGAATGCAAGATTCAGGAGACATGGGACAGATGTATTTTAATAGAACTCTAGAAGATTGGGCACGGTTTGATATAAGTAATAGAACTAAGTTTGACGCATCAATTAGCTCCGGGTTGGCTATAATGGCTTGTCAAAAACACCTTTATCAGCCCGAACGAAAAGAGTCAAGAATTATGATTAACTTTGCAAGGTATAGCAATAAAGGCAATATAAGTCAAATTATTAGATGAAAGATGTAAAGATAAATATTTCATCTGCAGGTTTCCCAAGTCAATTCGTGTCGGATGCAGAAAAAGCAACAGATGAATACGGATTAATGATTGGACAAGCTATTCAATATGAATGGTTTCGTAAGGATGGAAATGGTTGCAGATTCTATGACCAATGGAGAGAGTTCCATAGGTTGAAGTTATACGCAAGGGGAGAACAGTCAATTAGAAAATATAAGAATGAACTTGCCATAGACGGTGATTTATCTTATTTAAACCTTGATTGGACTCCGGTGCCAATTATTCCCAAATTTGTAGACATAGTTGTAAATGGAATGTCAGATAGGTTATTCCGAGTAAAAGCATACGCTCAAGATGCAATGTCACAAGCCAAAAGGTCTAAGTATCAAGATATGATAGAGGGACAAATGGCAGCAAAACCTCAACTAGAAATTATAGAACAGAAAGCGGGATTTGACCCGTTTGTTATAGACAAAGGTGAGTTACCGGAAACGGATGAAGAGTTGTCTTTATATATGCAACTAAATTACAAACCTTCAATTGAAATAGCAGAAGAAGAAGCTATCAATACTTTGTTTGAGGAAAATCATTACATTGATTTAAGAAAAAGATTTGATTACGATTTAACTGTATTAGGAATTGGTGTAGCAAAGCACGAGTTCTTAAAAGGTTCAGGAGTAAAAATATCTTACGTAGACCCTGCAAACATAGTATATAGTTATACGGAAGACCCACACTTTAAAGATTGTTTTTATTGGGGAGAAGTAAAAACCCTTCCAATAACAGAATTAATAAAAATTGACCCCACTCTAACTAATTCAGATTTAGAGGAAATTTCTAAATACAGTCAATCGTGGTATGATTATTATAATGTTGCTCAGTTTTATGAAAACGATATTTTTTATAGAGACACTGTAACTTTAATGTACTTCAACTATAAAACCACTCAAAAGATGGTTTATAAGAAAAAGGTTATGGCTACCGGGAATAGTAAAGTTATTGAAAAAGATGACCAATTTAACCCGCCACCCGAAAGTATGGAGGATGGTAAGTTTGAGAAGTTTGAAAAAACTATAGACGTATGGTACGATGGTGTTATGGTCATGGGGACTAACATACTATTAAAATGGGAGTTGGCAACCAATATGGTAAGACCAAAATCATCAAGTCAACACGCATTACCTAATTATGTAGCAGTAGCACCAAGAATGTATAAAGGCATATTGGAATCTTTAGTTAGAAGAATGATTCCTTTTGCTGATTTAATACAACTAACACATTTAAAATTACAACAAGTTATTGCTAGAACTGTTCCTGACGGAGTGTATATCTC